TACCTAAACCACATGGGCGATGACTTAACAGTTGTCAATGCTGCTCGTGTTAGCTTCGATAAAGAGTCAGAGGCTACTGATTGGTTTGACACAGAGCAAAGTAACCATTACTTCCCTTTACCTGTGTTAGATCCTAAAGATGTCAAGCTGATTAAGTATCTAGCTAAACATAACCATTGGAGTCCCTTCAGTCATTGCTTTATCCAGTTCAGGGTTAAAGCACCTATATTCGTAGCTAGGCAGTTGATGAAGCACACAGTAGGGCTAGCCTGGAATGAAGTAAGCAGACGTTATGTTGATACCTCGCCAGAGTTCTATCAACCTACCTACTTCAGACGTAAAGCACCAAATGTCAAGCAAGGAAGTTCATCAGAACCAGTAAAAAGTCACACTGATTGGAATGCAACAGTTGACAAGTACACTGCTTATATGGTAACATTGTACGACCTAATGCTCAAGGAAGGTATTTGCCCTGAGCAAGCTAGGATGATACTCCCCCAATCCATGATGACTGAATGGTATTGGAGTGGTAGCCTTTACGCCTTTGCTAGAGTATGTCAATTAAGGTTAGCAAAGGAAGCCCAAGCAGAGACAAGGATCGTTGCAGAGAACATCTGCCGAGTCTGCTCTGAAGTATTCCCTAATGCCTGGGATGCCCTAATGAATGGAGATGAAGATGAGTGATAGTAAAATTAGTTTTCATGTGTCGCTAATGGCAGTAGATAACGAAGAAGTACAGCAGTACCATGCTGATTATGGTTTCCCATTAGACCACATGGTTGATATCAATGTTACCTTTGATAGTGGTATTGCTTGGCCTAAGTTGTTAGAGACAGCTTGTGAAGCTATCGGTGCTTACTACGGTTACGATGTCAAAAAGAAAGTATTCGTTAAGCAGTTTGACAAGATCGTTAACATCTTCGGACACGATGATCCTACAAACTACGAAACAGACTCAGACGCTGATGAGAATCCTTCTACTTGATATTGAATCAGCACCGAACACTGCTTATGTCTGGGGATTGTTTAAGCAAAACATCAGCATCAGTCAAATCGTAGACAGCAGTAGTGTTTTGTGTTGGGCAGCTAAGTGGTATGGTGGTGATCATGTGATGTTCAGTAGCATCTTAAACGGTAAGAAGACGATGCTAAAGAAGATCCATAGTTTACTTGATGAGTGTGATGCAGTGATACATTACAACGGTACTAGGTTTGATATACCGACACTCAACAAGGAGTTCTTAGAGGCAGAGATGTCTCCACCAGCACCTTATCATCAGATTGACCTGTTAAAGACTGCTAGAAAGGAGTTTAGGTTTCCTAGTAACAAGTTAGACTATGTTGCTAGAGCTTTAGGGCTAGGTCAGAAGACTAAGCATGAAGGCTTTGAACTTTGGATCAAGTGTATGAACAAAGACAAAGAAGCCTGGGCAGTGATGGAGCAGTACAACAAACAGGATGTTATCCTACTGGAAAAGGTCTATGAGCGATTTCTTCCCTGGATTCGAACCCACCCAAACGTCAGTATATGTAACGACTACACAGGCTGCACACGGTGCGGGAGTTACCATCTACAGCGGAGGGGGTACAGCACTACCGCCACGGGAAAGTACCAGCGATACCAGTGCCAAGACTGTGGTGGTTGGCAGCAACAACGTAGAGGAGAAAAACTTGCTACCGAAATACTCAAGCCAAGCTAAACAAGTTGGGGGTGATCACTATAAGCAGACAACATTACAGCCTTGGGATGTTGTGAGCGCTTGGTCTTTAGATCCTTGGTCCGCTAATGTTGTTAAATACATTCAAAGGTTTCACCGTAAGAATGGTAAAGAGGATCTACAGAAAGCATTACACTACTTGGAGTATTTGATTGATAACTACGATACCGTAAAGAAAAAGTACTACAAGGAGTAACTATGGCGCTAACGATTCTGGACTTATTTGATAAACTAAAAAGATTAGATGAAATATCTCTACTTGAGATACTGAACATAACAGCAGAAGACTTGGTTGATAGGTTTGAGGACAGAATCGAAGCCATGTTTGATGAATTAGTTGACGAACTAGACGATACACAAGAGGAAGAGTAATGAAGTTGAATAACTACCAAGCATTTATCCACAAGAGCCGCTACAGTAGGTTTCTTGACGAACAAGGGCGTAGAGAGAACTGGGGTGAGACTGTAGATCGCTACATGGCTTTTATGCAAAAGCAGTTGCTTAAGAAGCATAAGTATGAGATTCCTCAGCATATCTACAAGACTGTACACAAGGCTATTCTGAACCTTGATGTCATGCCTTCGATGCGTTGTATGATGACTGCTGGTGAGGCTCTGGAACGTCAGAACATTGCAGGATATAATTGTTCGTATCTACCTATCGATGATCCTAAGTCATTCGATGAGGCTATGTACATCCTTCTATGTGGCACTGGTGTCGGTTTCTCTGTAGAGTCTAAGTATGTCAATCAATTACCTGAAGTCCCTGATCAGTTATTCGATAGTAAAACTACTATCGTGGTATCCGACAGCAAAGAAGGCTGGGCTAAAGCACTACGACAACTTATTGCTTTACTCTATGCTGGAGAGATTGCAAAATGGGATGTCTCCAAAGTTAGACCTGCTGGGACAAGACTTAAGACCTTTGGAGGAAGAGCTTCTGGTCCAGAACCCCTCGTTGAACTATTCAAGTTTGTTATTAGGAAGTTCCAAGCGGCCAAAAATCGTCGTCTCTCGTCCATTGAATGCCATGATATTCTGTGCAAGATCGGGGAGGTTGTTGTTGTGGGTGGTGTGCGACGATCTGCAATGATATCTTTAAGCGATCTAAGTGATGATCGTATGGCACACGCTAAAGCCGGTGCTTGGTGGGAACAACAAGGACAACGTAGCCTAGCGAACAATTCTGCTGTGTATGATACAAAGCCTTCAGTAGGTCAATTCATGCGTGAATGGTGCTCAGTCTATGAGAGTCATTCAGGTGAGCGTGGTATCTTCAACAGAGAAGCATCACAGAAACAAGCTGCTATCAATGGTCGTAGAGATCCTAATCATGACTTTGGTACGAATCCCTGCAGTGAGATCATCCTACGTCCTTACCAATTCTGTAACCTCACTGAGGTCATTGTCAGGGCTACAGATACCATTGAGGATCTACGCTACAAAGTACGTGTAGCATCGATTCTAGGCACTTGGCAGAGCACAATGACTGACTTCCCTTACCTGCGTAAGATCTGGGAAAAGAACACCGCTGAAGAACGTCTATTGGGTGTATCGCTGACAGGTATCTACGACAATCCATTGTTGAATGACCCTAATGATAATCAATTACCATTAAGACTACAGGATCTTAAGCATGAAGCAGTCACTGCGAATGAAGTTACAGCGAGTGCTCTGGGCATTCCCGTCTCTGCTGCGATCACTTGCGTTAAGCCTTCTGGTACTGTGTCTCAGTTGTGTGGCACTGCTAGTGGAATTCACCCACAACATGCTTCGTATTACATTAGACGTGTTAGATCGGATAAAAAAGATCCTCTCACAGCGTTTATGATCAGCCAGGGTATCCCTAATGAGCCTTGTGTGATGAGACCAGAAAGTACAACAGTGTTCTCATTTCCTATGAAGGCTCCAGAGTCAGCAGTGACTAGGGATGATGTATCTTCTATTGCACACTTAAACCTATGGAAAGTGTATCAACTTAACTGGTGCGAACATAAACCTTCAGTGACTATCTCAGTGAACGAAGAAGATTGGCCTACTGTAGGGGCTTGGGTGTACAGGAACTTTGATATCTGTACTGGTGTATCGTTCTTGCCTATGGATGGTGGTACGTATCGACAGGCTCCTTATGAGACATGTACTGAACAAGAGTACAATGAACTCTTAGCTAAGATGCCTGTGAATATCAATTGGGATGATCTTAAGGAGGTGGATGATAACGTCGAAGGTGCACAGCAACTTGCCTGTGTTGCCGGAGTGTGTGAGATCTAGATAAAAAAAGCCCTCCATCAAAGGAGGGCGAACGGTCACTAAGGAAAACTATGCCAAATATATGGGGTTGGTCGTTTCTGTCAGGGTTTATGTTGGGTATCTGCTATTCTGATGATTTTGTCGTAACTGACGAGGACGGAGACGAGGCTTTTCTCGAAGGGTTCTTCGTCTTTATTAACATTGCTATCTTTAGCTTTGTTGTTGGATGGGCTAAGGAAGAGTGATGCCTCAGCTTCACGACGAAGAATCAAGCCTCTGGTTACTTTACCTGCTGCAAGATTCCAACGCTTTAGTTCTTGAGCAGCTTCCTCCCATCGTTCTTGGTTTATTCTTGTTCGCATCGTGGATGACCTCAACCTAGCTGGTCCTAGATTATAAGTCCAACTAAGGATCGCAGCAGCTTTATTATCGTGTTTCGTCAACACTGGACAGGCTTTATAGACTTGAAGTAGGAACCTCTCTGCATCAAGTTCAAATAAGGCTTGTCCTCTTTCTTTTGTGATCTCAGGATCATCTAAGGTAACCTTATCTCCATTCTCGTACATCGTAGATCCCCAACCTATGGTGGGTACGTTAGCACTACAGAGATAAGGTTTACTTCTCCATCCTTCGAATCTCTTAATCAATGGTTCAGCGATTGAGATTACTTCTTTGATTCCCATAC